ACACAATGGGGGGGTCTAAGAAACCCCGAAATACGAAATCAAGTAAGGTTGGGTCTAATATCACCGTCAGCAGGTATAACGAGGGATTCGGAAGAACATAAATATAAAAAGAGATATTTATCCTCTTTAGAATCACTTGTATATTATTTTGGTGAAGATTGGTTCGATTTGAATGGTGATAAAAAACAAGCCGTCCAGAAGGGTAGAGACAAACACAAAAGGCAATTCACCCAAACTCAGCCAAAAAGATGTGGCGAATGTGGTGAGCCGTGGGGTAAGGATGCAGATGGATTCTATTATATCGACAATGATAATTTTAATAGATTACCAATGTTAAATCAAACTTGTCCAGAATGCCTATGACCTTCGACGAATTAGGGATTAATCTAAGGCATACTTCTGGGCAGGAAAAAACCCAATGCCCTAAGTGTTCACATCAACGTCGGAAGAAGACAGACCCCTGTTTATCTGTGAACATCGATGAAGGTGTTTATAAATGCCATCATTGTGGATGGGGTGGCTCAGTCAATGAGAAGGGCAGTTATATCCCACCAGAGATAGTTAAGCCACCAGAACCATTAACAGACCTACCTAAAGAGGTAATCAAATGGTTTGATGAACGAGGTATATCCGAAGCAATAGTTAGTGATGCGGGGATTGGTTACGATAATCATTGGATTCAATTCCCTTTTAAAAAGGACGGTGAGGTTGTTAATGTTAAATCTCGGACTGCTGATAAAAAATTCAGACAATCCAAGAATGCTGAGAAATGTTTCTATAGATTTGATTCTATGGTTGGGATGGAAGCAATTATAATCACAGAAGGCGAAATAGATGCCCTATCAATGGTACAGGCGGGTTATAATAACGTAGTCAGCGTTCCAGATGGTGCTATTGCCCCTAATTCTCACGCTTCAGATAGAAAATTTTCGTATTTATTGTCAGCGGAAGAGCATTTGATGAATGCAACCACCGTCATACTTGCTATGGATGATGACTCAAGCGGCCACGCTATGAGGGATGAACTTTCTCGACGGATAGGCAAGGAGAAATGTTATCGTGTTACCTACCCCACAGATTGCAAGGATATGAACGATGTGTTGGTCAAATATGGCGAAGATAAGATAACTGAGATTATAACTGATGCACACCCATATCCGATTGATGGGGTCGTATTGGTTAATGATGTCCTTGAAGATGCTATCGACCTTCTTAAAACACCCGATTCTAAGGGTTTAAGCACAGGTTGGGAAGGCTTGGATGAGTATTACCGTATATCGCCTTCTGAGGTTACTATTGTTACAGGAGTGCCTAATATGGGGAAATCCGAATGGATGGATGCCCTAATGATTAATATGGTTCAAGACTACGGATGGAAATTCGGTATATTCTCAGCCGAAAACTTCCCTGTCAAACACCACCTTCTCAAATTGGTTGGTAAATTCACAGGGCAAGCATTCTGGGGGGATGATAGAGTTGATGAAGAAACGGCACGTAATGCTATGGGTATATTAAACGATCATATTAAGTTTATTGGGACTCAGGAAGACACCGTTACTATCGAGAGTATATTAGACCAAGCACGGATTTTAAACTTCCGCTATGGATTGAATGGGTTGGTAATTGACCCGTGGAATACAGTTGAGCATAAGTTTAGAGATTCTGAGAATGAGACTAATTATGTATCTCGGATACTCGCAAGCCTTAATACATTCGCAAAGATACATGAGATTCATATTTGGGTAGTTGCACATCCAAGAAAAATGGAGAGTGATAACAATAGGAAAGTAGTTGTCCCAACGCCCTATGATATAAGCGGAAGTGCTAACTTTTATAATAAAGCAGATAACTGTATAACAGTACATAGGCATAAGGATGAAGATGAAGATTATGTAGGGATTCATGTGCAAAAGATTCGTTTCCAATACAAAAACGGATACACGGGTATAGGTAAGTTAAATTTTAATATAAGGAACGGCAAATATGGAGAATATTTTAAACAAGACGAAAAGTCATTATTTTAAAGCAATAGAGAAAATAAAAAACAAACCTACAATGGACTATCGGATTAGACGAATGCGGAAACGACTACAGGAAGAATTTGATGCAGTCTGGGTTAGGTATGAGAAAGGTGAGGTTACATTCGATGTATGGGAGAAAGCACTTAATAAATGGTTACAAGCGGAGTCAATATGAAATGTGAACATAGAAATGTAAATAAACGAGGTATCAGAAACGGCAAACAGAGGACGAGATGTGTGGATTGTGGTCAATGGGACTCATTCTATCTATCACCCGAAGGGGTTAAAATCCTTCTGTTTGATATAGAAACAACCCCAATGGAAGTATATGTGTGGGGGTTATTCGGGAATAAATATATTCAGCACGGCAATGTAATAAAAGATTGGAATGTCTTGTCTTGGTCGGCTAAATGGTTGTGTGATTCGGGTGTTATATCTGATATTCAAACTTCTAAAGAAGCTATGAACAGGGATGATAAGAGAGTATTGGGTGGTATATGGGACTTAATCAACCAAGCAGATGTAGTGATTGCCCATAATGGTGATAAATTTGATCTCAAAAAACTCAATACGAGATTCCACATGAACGGTTTTCTACCCCCTTCCCCATACCAATCAATCGACACTCTAAAGGTTGCCAAGCGTAATTTTGCCTTCTCATCTAATAGGTTAGATTATTTAGGGCAGATTATGACAAATAAAGGTAAAATAAGTACAAACTTTCAGTTGTGGACTGATTGTTTAAGGGGCGACCCCAAGGCACTCCACAATATGCTTGAATACAACGAAGAAGATGTACGGCTATTAGAAGAGGTATATCTTGAGTTAAGACCTTGGATTAAATCCCACCCGAATGTCGGAGTATATATGGATGGTGAAGTATGCCCATCTTGTGGTAGTGATGATGTCCATGCTAATGGTGGTTATTATACCACAATGGCAAACAGGTATGAATCTTACAGATGTGATGACTGTGGTGCATTATCGAGAAAATTGCAGAGCGAATTATCTGTTCACGATAGAAAAAAACTAATGAGACCATTGCCAAGATAACTCTTGGTTCTTAGATTAATATATGGTAATATTAGGTGTGGATAAAGAAGAAATAACAGGCTCTTACAAGATAGGATTCCCAAAAGAAATGTCAAAAGAAGAAATAAATTGGATAAAAGAACATCTCTTTAGATTCCTCGAAAGACACTCTTGTACAATCGAGAAAAAAGATGTATAAGGGTGATTCTGGGTTATATTGGTTCACAATATCGTGGGATGGATTCGATGAGTATTCTGAAGGCTCCATGTCTTTCCCAAGAAATGAATACGATGATGCGGTGGATGGAATCAAATATTATCTTGATAAGTATAAAAATAGGGATGCCTATCTTAGTGGGTTCGCAATGGAAGACAAAACTTCCTCTAAGAACCTTATGACACCAGAATTTATTAAACAGCTAACAGGAGAATAAATGGAAAGAAACACCTTAAAAATAAAAGCTAATACAGATAACATAGTGGAATTTCTGTATGATACCCCAATAGAAGGGACAAATGCTTACGGTATGTATCATTTGTATGCCTTCGGAATGGATGGGGAAGAAGCGGGCTTATTCGCAACAGATACATTGCATGAGAAGTTGAAGAACTTCACAAAAGGTGATTCTGTGAATATTCGTAAAGAAGAATATGAAGCAGGTAAGTTTGGTTGGAATGTTATCCCTCAAGATGGGACACCTACGAGAAAAGCCCCCCCACCAAGCGTAAGCACACCAACGACCACTCAAAGTGTAGATGCAAGAACAAAAGACATCCATAGACAGGTATGTCTGAAACTTGCAGTACAAAGTATGGACACCTCAGAGACATTAGATTTTGCAATGGTAAAGTTGCGTATGGAAGGTCTGCTTGGGGTATTGGACAACGAGGAAGTTAAAGAAGAACTCCCCTTTTGAAAAAAAGCCTGATTAAAAAGCTCGACTCAGCGTGGGGTTTAAAAGTCCGTGGATATGGGATGTGTGAGAAGTGCCATAAAACCTCTCCCTTAAATGCTCATCATTTCTATTCACGGGCAATCAGGTCAGTCAGGTGGGACTTAGATAATGGATTTTGTCTATGTGTTGGATGCCATGTATTCTCATCTAAGTTCTCTGCCCATAAAACACCCGCTGAATTTGTGGAATGGGCAATAGAGAAACGTGGGCAGGAATGGTATGATGATCTAAAAGGGAGAAAAAATTTATTAATGAAGTACAAAGACGGGGATGTTGAATCTTTACTTAGGAGAATGTTATGAAAAGTAAATTTAGAGATGGTCTCGCATCAATCTGGGGGCATACTGAAATGGAATTAGCCCCCCTGACAAAAGCAGAACTATTAGATAAGATGGCAGAAATTAGTAACATTGTCGATGATTTGGTAAGTCTCGACCTCGAAGGTGAGTGTACCCATTGCGGTGATGTGTATATATGTGAACCCTGTATGGATGAGATGTGTTCGGATATTGCCACTTAAAAAGTAAGGTATGCCCATTTGCATCAAGTGTTTATTGTGGGTTTCAGACAGGGGAAAACCGTCTGGAATATATGAAAAAATGCCCTTTAAAAAAGAAGGAAGTCAGAAAAGAAAGAATTTATGATAAAAATACTTAAATTTGTTGGGATTATATGGCTGATACAAGTGGCTCTTGTTATAATTAGCCTCCCAATGTGGGTATTATTAAAATTATGGGGATGATACTTAACAATGTGGATAAAGAACAGTTGGAAAGTGTAATGTCGTGGTTGGCATTCCCCATAAAAATTTAGGAGATTAAAATGGAATTTACGTGCATAGAATGCGAAACTCTTTATGATGATACAGATGGAGACACAGACGAAAGAATGTGTAATAAATGTCTTGACATTATCTACGATGAATCTTTGGAAAGAAAATCAAAAGAACAGGTTAAATCATCTATGAATAAAATCGATAAATTAATTAAATCTTTTGCCTAATCGCAAACAGAGGAAAATAGGAATATACGATGTCGATTCAAAAATACCGAATCTCGCTTTAATGAAAATATCACAATGGCACAAATCACAAGGTGATGATGTGGAGATGTATAACCCTCTTTGGTTGGATACTTATGACAAAATCTATGCTAGTAAAATATTCAACTTTTCGGATGGCTCTAACCTAATCCCCGAAAGAATGGTGATTGGTGGGACAGGGTGGGATCTAAATAAAACCTTACCTCAAGAGATAGAAGCCTGTACCCCAGATTATAGATTATATAATTATAAACACTCTATTGGTTTCACAATGCGTGGATGTCGATTTAACTGCAAGTTCTGTTTAGTCCCAAAAAAGGAAGGCAAACCAAAATCGCA